TAAAAACAGGAACATGGACATCTCTACTCATTGGCAAGTTAACTTGGGTTACTAAGGCGGTATCTTTTAAATGATTGAATCTGTAATGTTTGACAGCATCATTGATAAAAATTTCTCTGCTGTCCAAGGTATCCTTAGCCAAAAACTACAAAAAAGTGCCTCAGAAGCAGGCTGGCCTCAACATATCGTTGATGTGCTTTATATTGACTTTATAGATGGAACTGGGGAAGTAGAGTACCCAGAAGAATACGCTAAAGAAATAGAAGACTTAGAGTACGGAACCCCGGGTCAACCCCCTAAACCATTTCTTAGATTATTTAAAAAACACACAGAATCTTATAACGAATTTTTTGAAAACACTATGATGGAAATTTTATTTGATTCAGGGGTGATATTTTGACATTTATATTAGCGGAAGATACAGCGCTTAAATCCTTACTTCAAGGTATATCTGTTGTAGATGAGAAGTCAATATCAAGACCTGTAAAAGTGTGGTTTGGATTTCCTGATGTTGAAGTCCGTGCTCAAGACTATCCATATATGACTATTGAATTACTTGATGTATCTCCATCTAATGAACGACAACACTCAGGGTTTTTATATGATAACGACTTTAGAGGTACTATTGCCCCAGTAGAAGGTATTAGTTACGAATATGAGTACCCTGTTGCTTACGATTTAATTTATCAAGTAACTAGCTATGCTCGTCACCCTCGTCACGACAGAGCAATTATTTATCAATTTTTAAATGAAAAAGTTCCACATAAATTTGGACAAATTGCAATACCTAATGAACTCGGTACTGAAACATCGTACCGTCACATATTTCTTGATGGGTTTATTAAAAGAGACCTTATCGAGGAAGGAAGGCGCTTATTGCGCAATGTCTTTACAGTAAGAGTTGTAAGCGAAATGACACCTGCTCAAGCCGCTACTGCAATTGGAACTGTAGAAGAAGTAAATATCAATATCGAAACAAGTTATATCCCGTCGGAATACAATCCAATCTAACATACGTACTACAGGAAACTACCTAAAGGAGATAATCAATGGCTATTTATTTAAGGCCAGGGGTTTATGTTGAAGAAACATTAAACCCTCTAGCACCAGCTGTGGGACCAAACTCACAAACTGTTGCTGCATTTATTGGTGCAACTGACCGCGGTCCTGTTGTTCCTACCCTAGTAAATTCATGGAGCGAGTACACAAGTCTTTACGGCTCATGGAACGTTCGCGCTTCAAATGATTTACCAATCGCTGTACTATTATTTTTTTCAAATGGTGGAAGCCAAGCTTACATCCATAGAGTTGTAGCTAACAGCAATAAAGCACTTCTTACAATGATTGATGCTAATGATTTAGATACATTACGAGTTACTGCAAAAAACCCAGGTCAATGGGGGAATGATATTTCAATCAGTATTTTTAACAGTTCTGCACAAAATACATTTGATTTAACAGTTAACTATCAAGGTGCAACTGCAGCTTTTGTTGTTGAAAGATTTAATGACTTAAGTATGGAAGCACTTGATGATAGATACGCAGTGTCAATTATTAATTCTCAATCTAAATATATTGATGCAACTGATTTGCTATCAGCAAGTACTCTACAAGATAAGAGACCTGTAAATATTACAGTTCAAAATCTTTCTGGAGTAGCGTCAGATGGAACAGTTACTGCAACTGCTATTTCTGGAGCGGTAAGTGCTTTTGATATTGTATTAAATTCATTAGTACTAAACGCACCGGGCATTACAGATACAACAGCTGTTAATCAAATTATTACTTATGCAGCAGCTAGAGAAGATGTGTTTGTTGTGGTTGACCCAGAAGCTAACGTAACAGTGTCTTCTGTATTAGCAAAAGCTCTTACATACGGAGACTCTTCTTACGCAGCTGTTTATTACCCAAGAATAGTAATGAAAGACCCAACAGTAACCACTCCAAATATTACTTTAACAGTGGCACCTGGTGGAGCTATTGTTGGAAAGTATATTTCAACTGACTCTGCACGTGGAGTATTTAAAGCCCCTGCTGGTTTAGATACTCGTATTGCTGGAGCTGTGTCTGTTCCATCTTTAACAAATACAGAACTAGATACCTTAAACTCAACTGTTCCTCCAGTAAATGCAATTCGTTTTATACCTGGTTCAGGAATTGTTGTAATGGGTGCTCGTACACTACGAGGCAGCTATTCAGACCGCTATGTTCCAATACGTCGTACACTTATCTACTTGCGAAAAGCGTTAACAGACTTAACAGAATTTGCAGTATTTGAGCCAAACGATGCACGTCTATGGCGTCAACTAACAGCTGTGACTTCAGGATTTTTAACTGAATTCTGGAATCAAGGTGGCTTAAGAGGAGATATTCCAGACCAAGCTTACTTTGTTAAATGTGATGATGAAACTAATACACTAGCTTCAATCGACAACGGTGAAGTTAGATTAGAAATCGGTGTGGCTCTACAACGCCCTGCTGAATTCGTAATCATCAAAATTGGTCAGTTCGATGGCGGAACAACCGTCACGGTAGAATAAGGAGATAAACACTAATGGCAACTGACAGTATTATAAATAGGTTCTCTACCGTAGCAACGGACCCTTTAAGAAGTTTTCGATTCTACGCAGAGTTCAATCCAACTAAAGACGGTGTATTTAGTTCTAAGATAAAAACCGGCTCTAGTAATAACTACAATGCTGCTGATGGAAGCTCTACTGGTTTTATTGGTGGATTTACCAATATCAGTGGTCTTTCTATTAACACACAACCAATTCAATACCGTGAAGGTGGCTACAACACTACTGTTCATCAAATTCCTGGTATGACAACATTCACCCCTGTGTCTTTTCAACGTGGTGTTTTGTATGGAAATGACCAAGCAATTACATGGATGCGTGGATTGTTTGCTGTTTCATCTGGAGAAGGTATTGCATTAGGAACAAAAGGCTTTAGATGTGATGTTGACATTTATGTCTTATCTCATCCAAACGCAACAGATAAAAACATTTCTAGAATGGGATTCAGACTAAGAAATGCATGGATTAGTACTTTGAATTATTCAGATTTAAATTCTGGTGACAACCAAATTTTGTTTGAATCAATGCAATTAGTACACGAAGGAATGTCAGTATTCTTTACTGATAATGACTTTAGAGCAATAACCAGTTAAGTTAATAAAAAGGAGCATTAAAAGTGATAAACAAACAAGTCATTACTGATGAAGACTTAGTAAAACAATTTGCAGAAAAAGCATTAGAAGAACCAGTTAAAGAAGTAAAAACAGAAACTCCAAGTAATTTGATAGTAGAGCTTCCTGGGGGGTTTATACCCCAGGAAGGTTCTGTTATAAAAAAAGCAAAAGTTAGAGAGTTAACTGGAGTAGATGAAGAAATAATTGCTCGTTCTGAAACTGAAGCAAAAGCTCTTCAAGTGATACTACAAAGAGGGCTAGAAGAACTAGGTGATAAAAAACCTAGTGAAAATGATTTAGATTCTCTTTTGTCTGGCGACAGAGATGCAATACTTTTAGGAATTAGAAAAGCAACATTTGGAAACGAAGTAGATTACAAAGTAATTTGTAACTCATGTTCTGAAGAACAATCTCTTATAATTGATTTAAATTCAGATGTTAAAGTAAAAGAATTAGCAGACCCTTATGAAAGAGTTTGGGAAATAGATATTAAAGCTGGTAAAACAGTTTTAGCTTTTCCTAACGGATTAGTTCAAAAAAAACTATCTAATGGTGTTACGAGTAAAACGATGGCTGAATTAAACACTATTTTATTAGCAGGCTGCGTTATGTCAATAAACGGAGTTTCCGTAACAGGCCCTCAAGATGTTTTAAATCTTGGAATGTCTGATAGAGAAAAAATTGCCATGGAGTTATTAGAAAAGAACCCTGGCCCTCGCCTTATGGAGGTGAGCAAGGCTTGTAAGGCATGTGGAAAAGATATAAACGTTCCATTGTCCTTAGCTGCTTTGTTTCGCATATAGAGAAGAGCAGTACAAAGATTTATATGACCAGTTTGAAGTAATTGCAAGAGCTTTTAATGGTTTTACTTTAGGTGATATTAAAGGAATGACTGTTAAAGAAAGAAAGAACTGGATAGAACGTTCAGGAAGATATAGGTAAATTGGAGGTGTGCTGTGGACAAAATTAATCAAGTAACTAATGCCATTACTGGTGGTTTAGCTGGCGCTAAACAACATATTAGAGAAATAACTAATGATTTAAAGGAAATGGTACGCCAGGCCAATCGTTTTTCTTCCACAATGGGTACTGCTGGGGGGACCGGTGGCGGTGGAGGCGGAGACCTAAACGTAGGTGGTGGTGGGTCTGTCTTTAATAACAACCCTTCATTTGGTGGCGCACAAGGCGGGCAACCAATTGGTTCTTCATTTGGACCAGCAGCTGTAAGAGTTGGTGGTGCAGCATTCGCTGGATTACAAGCCGCTCTTCCTGGAGCTGGAACGGCTATTACTACTGACGCAATAATTAGTTATCAAAGATTTTTTGGCAATTTAAGTGGAAGACAAACTCAAGGTTTGTTAAACACTATGAATAGAACTGGTCTAGCAACTAGTAGAACAGATGCCGCAGGTTCTTTATTAGAAGCTCAACGGTATGGGTTTACTGGACAAGGTAATTTTGCTTCAACTATTACTACAAGTGCTGCAGACGTATCTAGATTAACTCCAGGCGCTGGGTTAACGGGTGGTATGCAAGTTATGGGAACTTTAAACCAAGCACGTGGCGTAAACATGATGCGTATGCTTGGTATTCAAGTAAGAGACCCAAGAACTGGTGAGCCAAAAAGTTTTCAAGAAGTTGGTAATCAAATTTTTCAAATGATTACAAATAATTTAGGAAGAGCTCCAACTAAAAAAGATATTAACAGCTCTTTATTACCAGGCTCTGGTTTATACAACTTTCTAAATGATGTTTACGGAACCGATGAGTTAACTAAAAATACAATTATTAGGTATTTACTTCAAAAAGCTCAAGGTGGAAATCTTTCAGCCGACAGTTTATTACAAACTGGTGCTACAACATCAACTCAACAGCTCCTCGGAGGATTTCAAGGGACAAAGGGTGCAATAACAGCTGCTACTTCCCCAATTCTTTCAGGAGCAGTAGGTTTAGGAGCAGGAGCTCTTAATTTATTACTTTCTCCACTTGCAGCACTTTTAAAGTTGTTAACAACAGGTATTCCAGGACTTCAAGATGGTGGAGAAGCTAAAAAAGGAAAACCTTACATAGTTGGAGAAAAAGAAGCAGAAATATTTGTTCCTAAAGAAGATGGAGTAGTTGTACCCTCTGGTGGTAAAGGCGGTCCTTTTGATAGAGCTGGTTGGGCTAAAAAAGTATTAGGTGGTATGGGCGCTCCTACTAGTGAAACTAACGTACAAGCAATGATGCGTTGGATGGCTCAAGAAGGTGGGCATTCTAATAACAGTGCTTATTTCAATCCTTTAAATACAACTAAATCAATGCCAGGAGAACTTGGTGTTATGAACAGCCATGGAGTTAGAAGGTATGCTAACTGGGACATGGGGTTTGATGCCA